AGTCGCTATGATCTGCTGCATCTCCTGACGCAGCATCTCGTTGTCTTCAGCTAGCAGTTCAAGCGTCTTAACAACGCCTTTCTCCATGCCGAGTGTTTGGATTGTGTGACGTACATCGCGTGCGCGTTGGACATAGTTGACCATTAGAGTGGCTCCACTTTGAATACTTCATTAGGGTTGCGGTCGCGTAGGTCGCGGTATAGGTGATTTGAGATGTACTCAGTATAGACGGTTCTACCGATTGCGTTCATTACTACTAGGACTTGTTTGCCTATCCAGTACTGAACGCGGCGACCGCTGTAGCGGAATTGCAGCATGCCCGTGTTGCGGTTATGCTTCAAGTCGCGGACATGCGGATTGTCTGCTGCTGTCTCTACTAGCCAGTCGAAGCTAGTGTCGATGCGATGTTTACGCTCCGCTTTCATGCTCCAGCGGAATGCGTCAAGGCGTTCGCGTGCTTGCTTTGGCAGAGCCATTGTCAGTGCTCCACTTTTGTGATGTCGATGTCTGTGTGCTGTAGTGTGATAGTGCGTAGGTCGTACAGCAGTTGGTCGAGCTTATCTAGCGCTTTAGTTGCCTTGTCTAGTTGGCTGGTGACTTGAGCTGACTTCTTGTCAATGCGTAGCATCGCGTTGACACTTTCAGTGTGACGCTTAGCGATGTGTGCTTCTTTGAGCAGCTTAGCTGCCTTTAGTCTCCTCTCGCGTAGCTGGTTAAGGAATACGTCCTGCTCAACGTCAGTCATGTTGAGGAAGGACTTCGGAGTAATAGCGTCATCAACAGCATTGCCAGCCACAGCTTTAGGCCGTGGCTGGCGCAGCTTGACGACTTTGTTGTCGCCGTCTGTCATGTGTGTGATTACTCCGCCATTGGCTTTGCGACTATAGACAGAGCAGGCATGTTGTACTTGGTAGCTTCAGTGATTGCCTCGTCAATCAGCTTAGCGTTGATGCCACGCTTGACGAGCGCAGTCTTGAGGTCTTGAGCATCGCACTTGCTAGCTGGCTTGTTGACGTTGATGTTAAGTAGCCAGTCTTCACCAACTACGTCTTGTGTCTCCTTCTGCTTGTTCTCTGCTGCTGCGTTACGCAGTTGGGCGATTAGTGGCATGTTGGTATCGACTGCGAGCTTCTTCACAGCTTCGTAGCGTTTCTCAGCTTGTTGGCGTAGTAGTGTAGCTGTGTACAACTCCGCGGCCATCACATCGACGGCATCTTGAGTTGTCTTTGGTGGCTTGAACTCAGATATACTGAGTATAGCTCGTGCCTCGAATGGCATCGCTTCTTCTTCGATCTTCTTCTTCTCTTTTGGCTTAGTCATCTGTGTTGTCTCCTTCTGTTTGCTGCTGTGGACTGCCTATTGTAGCACTTACGTCATGTGATGCAACTTTACTACTACGCAGCTCCGCGAGGCGCTGCTTACGTTGAGCGGCCCAGTCATCACCCCAAGGCCACTCTATGTGTTTGTAGATACGACGCATGCGGATCTTACGCACGATGCTCACGTCAACGGACATGTTGTAGCCTTCACGCATCTTGTCGCACACGTAGCTAGCGCTAGCGCCAACTTCGAGCATCTGCATTATGCGCTTGACGTGGAAGTGTTTCATGCCTACGCGCTCGCGCTTCAGCATGTCTTGTACGTTGTCAGCTTGACTGCCGATGATCATGTGGAATGGATTGCAGCACCAGCAGTTGTCACATTCATGGCGCACTACGTCTGTTGGCTTCAGCTCAGCGCCAGTGTACAGTTGGTACACAATGCGATAGACGTAGTAGTCCTTCTGCTTGATGACTACACGTGGACGGTATTCGCCGCGTGTACCTAAGCCATGAGCGCCGAGCCATTCCCAACACACAGCACGATCACCGCCGTGCATGTCGATGCGGCGGAATACGTCAAACAGTTCGCCAGTTGAGCTACCGCGTGGCAGTGGTTTGTTGCCGCTAGTTAGCCTATGCTCGCGGACGTGTTCAGGCATCTTACTCATTTACTTATCCTCCTCAAGCGCTTGTATGTGTGGAGAACGAGCATGATGGGGATGATGTACACACAGATGTACAGCATTGGATTGCTGGTGAACACGTGGTAGAAGTAGTACGCTACTGCGAGCGCGTAGAGTACTACGTCTATGCCAGTGTCGAGGATAGGGTTGTTAGTGTACACTGTCATCCTCGCCACGTGATACATCAGCGACTACTACTACGCCATCTTCGACAGCGACAGGTTCGACGCACTTCTCAGTGAACTTAGTACGTGCGAACTTCGCGCTGCCTTTTCGCTTAGTGTACGGTGGCGGACGATGGGCGAGGCTGATGTCACGCACAGCGTCGAGTACGCATATAGGTAGGATGCGCTCTTCACCAGCTTTAGTTTCAGCATAGGCACAGAGGATGAAGGCGTCTTTGTCGTCTTCAATGCGTGTGCATTGTACGACTACTAGTGCGCCTAGTTCGCAAGCGACGAGTAGGTTACGAAGTGTTAGCTGCATGTCATCGGATAGCACTGTGCCCTCACGAATGAGGGCGTCAATTCTGTAGTCTTGATCTGCATCTTCAGTGGTAGGTGGGCGGATTGGTTTCATCTCTGTCTCCTGCTTGTTGAGCTATACTCAGTATAGGTGGAATGGTGAAGCAGCGACGGCGAGTTGGACGCATTACCGACCAACTCGCCCACGCTATACTACTGACTAACGCTTACTCACACTCGATGACATAGACCTGCTGCATCAGCAGTGCCACCTTGTCCACGAGCAAGTTCTGCATCTTGCGCGTCATGTCCTCGCAGTTGTGGTGCTGATGCATCCACTCTTCGTAGAGAGTGCCGAGTAGTATCATGTCACCTTTGTCGAATACTGCCTTGGAGAGGTAGATGATGTTGTCAGCGTACATGCCCATCAGGTCTTCGGGCAGTGATACGCAGACGCGGATAGCATCCTTGTCTACGATGCACTCGTGATGCTCAAGGATGGCACATGCTCTGTCCAGCATCTTCTGCTGGAACTTGGTCATCTTGACGCTGGTAACTTGGTCGTCAAATGGGCGTGACTTGATGTACAGTTGATGCGCCCACATGGGGATCGAGCGGCGGTGCTTGATCAGGTACTCACAAGCAGAGATGAAGGCAGTGCTAGGTGACTCGTATGAAGCGTCGAGGTCGCTCTCATACACCTCCTTAGCACTAGCCAGTGGCAGGTACTCGATGAGCGTCTCGTAGCTCATTGCCTCCACCCACACGGCGGCAACGTGCGTCTTGATGTACCACACGTCAGCTAGTGTCCTGTCCTCAGTGAGTGACACCTTGCTGATGTAGTCGTAGGTGAAGAGCGATGGCTTCTCAGTGCGGGTGCCGGTGTACATGGACTTGTAGAACACACCATTGTCACAGTCGTGCAGCTTATCAACGGCACGCATACGGAACGTCTTAGCGACAGTCTCGTACTTGTCGTCGTTGATGAAGTAGCGGTCGTGCTGTTCGTGTACTTTCATGAACTCGTCACCAGTGACGATGACGCACACGTCGTCAGGGTAGCCAACGTCGTTGAGGTAGTCTTCGTCAATGACGACGACGCCACCTTTCTCGTCAATGACGCAGTTGGTGTACAGTTCACGATAGGCTTGCCACACCTTCCAGTTCACGCCGAAGTGCGTAGTGTAGGGCAACTCGAAGTCGCGAGCGATGTTGCCACTGTCAGGGTTGAAGGCGGTGCAGTAGATGAAGTCCTGCTTCGTGTCGCGGAACTCATCGGTGAGGGTGTAGAAGCTATACTGAGTATAGCTGATCTTAGTGTCGCGAGCGCTGCGTGGTTTGTCTTTGACGTGTATCTCAACGCGACATCCGCTGCGAATGAGCGTAGCGATAGCGTACTTGAAGCCAGTACCGAAGTAGCCGATAGCTGTCTTCGCGTCAGCCTTAGCTGACAGGCCCATCATGGTGAACGCGCGATGATCGAGGGAGCCAGAGTTGTGGAAGCAGACTTGTTTAGTCATTGTCGTTGTCCTTGTGTTGTGTTGCTGTGTTGTTGACGAAGTAAGTGTATCACACGTGTGATGTGATGCAACTATGGCTTTTCTTCATTGATAGCTTTAGTAGCGCCTTTGAGTGCGTCTTCTATCATAGTCAGCGCTGCTTGTCTGTTGCTGTCGTTGATGTAGGGCTTGTGCAAGTTGCCCTCTTGACGCAAGTGAGAGAGTTCAGCATCGAGCTTACTGCTGCGGTCGTTCTGCGTGCTAAGCGAGCGCACTACTGAGTGTAGCAGTAGCTCAGTGATGCGTAGCTCCTCGCTCAGTTGATGACGATGGTCGTTGAGGACATTGATGAAGCGCATGCGTTCTTCATCCATGTGGTCGATTTGCTTGTTGACTAGTGGCATTGTGTTGCTCCTCTTATTACGATTGCGCTTACTTCTGTTTCGCTTCTTATGTGTTGGATGCATCTTCCGTCGCTATGTAGTTCGAGGTATGTTCCTAGCCACTTACTACTGTCACCGCTACGGCTGTTTGTACTTGTCCACACTTCCCACACGTTGGTCTGTGGATTGTGAACGAGCATGTGGCAACGTGTGCCTAGCTGCATCCAGATGTTGTTGCTCTCACTCATGATGAAACCTCGTACGCTTCATTGCCCAATTCAAGCGACGAGACATTGCTTTGACCTTCTGTTCAGCTGTTGATTGTGCTGTGTTAAGGCGTTGGGCTATCTGCTTGTATGTTGCACCTTCACAGCGGAGCATGAAGGCGTACTCGCGAGTAGCTTCGAAGTACACTTCATGCTCTTTCTTCGTGGTGTATGTGATCACCTCGCAGTCTGGGTATACTGAGAATAGCTGCTCACTGGCTTCTTCGTCGTTAGCAGCTTGGCACTTGAACTGCGTTGCTTTGCCAGTGATGGGTGGATTGCGGATTGTGATTTTGTAGATCATTTCATCACATCGCGTTCAGTGAATGTTACGCCTATGGATGGATCACCGCGATAGTGCGGTTCTATCCATGTGGTGTGTGGTGGATCGTGTTTGAGGTAGTGACGGAAGTGGCCCATCACCTTGTGATAGCGGCGATGTTGCACGCTAGCGTCGTCTTCGATGTCACTAGCAGCAGTCACGATGGCGGGCCGTTGCACGTACTGCTTTCTCCCCTTGCCGATGTGTATACGCAAGCGACGATATTCGAGCAGCGGTGGTTTGCCCTTCAGTATGCGTGCGCGTTTGTGTGATGGCTTATACACAACGTCTTCAGCTTCATACACCTTGGGATGTGTGACGAGGAAGATGCCGAAGATTAGCTCGCATACAATGCTGCCTAGTTCAGTAACAGCAACGCTGCCCTTCTTCAGGTCAACAGCGTTGTATGCATGCAGCACCTCAAACCCGATAGCTAGCTGACCTGTGTCCTCAGTACGCATGACAGGTGGCCACTGTGAGAACTCAATGACATGAGTGATGCTAGCACCCTTGCCACCTACAAGTTCAGCAGTGTCACGCATTTCAACGCCAGTGACGATGATCATGCCAACGCGATCACCGCTAGCTTTCTGTACAAGTGCACCGTAGCTGGCACTCTTGAACTCGCTCTCATTCATGCCAACGCGGCTCTTGTACTCAAGCCAGAAGCAGTCAAATGGCAAGCGAGCAGTTGAGAGCATGCCGCTATATGTGATCTGCTTGTTCTCATACATGCTATACAGCAACGAGGGCACATCGTCAGTGAAGACAATGCGCTCTGCGATGTTGTTGAGCACTGCAACTGATGAGTGCTTGTTGAATGATGTTGGTATAGCCAAGTGACGAGCTAGGTACTTGTCGTACTTAGTCTTCACATGTTGGCTATGCAGCCAGTCTTGTGCGAGCATTGTTGTCCCCTTGTCTAGCTATACTGAGTATATGTGGCCCGGTCGCGCTAGCGACCGGACCTTTCTTTTTCGTTGCCTCGCGTTAGCGAGGCGGCGAACAAACATTGGTCAATTCGCACTCTGGATAGTGCTAATTGTTATCACATACATCATGCTTGTGTTCAAGCACGTCATCTTGCTGTAGCGCATTGCTCATTATACGCTCAGCTTCGATCCAGATGCGTTGATTGATGTTTAGGTTGCGATCAACGGCTGCTATTGGCTTCATCCTAATTAGCATATTGCTGGTGCTGCTGATGTAGTGACTACCACCGCGAATTAGGTTCTCTTGTACTACATTCATGATGGTAAACATGTCGTTGCGCTTATCACCGTCGCGACGGCGTGTGAGTAGTTTGCGACGCATGTCTACTTTGAAATCGCCGCTTAGTGTCTGGTCGCTACGAGTGATGAAGCGCTCTTGCATGGCGGCGTCAGTTAGTGCGATTTGCTCGCCCACTGTAGTGTTGTAAGCGCGCATAGCGTTGACGCGTAACATGAGCTTGCGGACGCTAGTATCTATGTCTTCAAGCTCTAGGCGCAGTTGTTGCATTAAGTCAGGCGAGCGGTGCAAGAAACGTCTGCTGTACAACATGTCGCCAGCAACCATGCCATTGAGGCAGAGGAAGTTGATATAGCCTAGTAGCAGCTTGGCAGGTTTAGTGCCATTGTGGCTATCACCTATTACTAACTCAGGTGCACCGCCGTCTTCTTTCTTGCCATGATCGAGCATACGCATTCTTACTATTAATGCAGCATATGCAGTGGTGCCACCCATGATGCTGCTAACGCTGAAGCCCTTGGTCTGTGCGTATTTGACGATCTCATAGGTGTTGGTGAATGAGTACTTCTGCGACATATTGGGGTGTGCGTGTGTAGTGAATAGTGAAGGTGCGTGTTTGAACAACAGCGACTCATTGTCGAAGTTGTCAGCTAGATAGCTAGCGTGCTTCTCAACGTCTGTAGTGCGAACTAGTGCGTTCATAGTCATTACTCCTGCTGTGTTGAGCTATACTGAGTATAGCTAATTGACCAATGCTCACTTTCTGACTTACTTACTACTTCTAGTTCTCTCTCCTCTCTGTGTACAACCTGCATTATATCACACATCGAAAGTGATGCAAGTACTACTAATGGTGGCTAGTGTGGGTGCGCGTAGCTATACTGAGTACACGCAGTAGTACTACATCAGGGCGTATGAGGCTGGCGGGCTGGTGCTTGCTTGCTGACTTCTTCCTTTCTTTTCTTTCTTACTTGCTTACTAGCTGTAGCTGCTCGAAGCCTCAATAGCGTAGAGCAGCGGCCAGCTATACTGAGTATAGCTGGCGTGATGTAGGAAGCAGGCACAAAAAATCCCCGCCGCGCTGTGAGGCGCGGCGGGGTGTACTGAGTATAGCTGGCTACTTGCTCGCTGCCACTTGCGCGACGGGTGCGGCAGGCTTAGCCGGTGCGACGGCCTGCTTCTTCGCTGCGAGCGCGGCGGCTTCCTTAGCTGCCGCCTTGTCGGCGTCCGCCTTGTACTCGGCAAGCGCTTCGTCGCGCTGCTTCGCAGTGAGGCGGTGGTAGGTCAGCGCGAAGTTACGCTTGCACTCGGCGAGCGCGTCCGGCGGCAGCGCGAGACTGCCGTCGTCTTTGACGAACGTGGTCAACGAAGCGTTAACCTGCTTCAGTACCGCGCCGAGCTTCGACTGGTCGATCCGTTCCACAGCGCCACCGGGTGCCTTGTCCGGTGTGTCCTGCTTCCCGGTCTTCGCCTTCTTCAGCACGTTGTGCGTGCTGGTCTTTGCCGTGATCTGCTTCGCGATGTCCGCGATGGTGCTCAGCTGCCGCACGTTGAACGCAGTGTTATTGCGTTCCTTTAACACCTTCTCAGCACGCACGTTGCACTGCCACTCCTTCGTGCCTTCAATCTTCTCGACGATCACGAGGCGCTCTTGCTTCTCCAAGATGTCCAAGCCAGTGCGGACCTTGATGGCGCGGAGCGTCTGCGTGTTGATGTTGCTCTCCCAACGCAGCATTGCGTTGAACGTGGCGTGCTGCTCCGGCGAGCGATCCTTGTGAGCGGGAAAGCCCTTCTTCTTCTTCTCATGCGCCTCACCCTCGGGGAATGAACGCCAGTGATTGAGGATGATGTCGCGCTCGCTATCGTCCGCCGACTTGGCAGCGAGCTTGTTGCGGAGATCGCGGTAGATGGCAGCGTGAGTGTGCGCCATATAGAGCGCTCCGATGTTGGCTTCCGCTTCAGCCTTGGCATAGCGCAATGCGTCCGCGCCATACGTGGTGCTGTTGCTGAGAGTGGTGGAAGCCTTCAAAGATTGCGTTGTCATAGCGTGTTGTCCTTTCATGGACATTAGGATGTAGCTGTTCCGCAGCTACTACGGTAGACATAGTGCGCCGGGGGGCATAACCCGCCTTGCTCTCCGAGTGGACCGCCGGGCGCTGCTTGCGTCGCAAGTGCTCATGCCGGAAGCCAGTTCGAATATGCACAGTTTACGCTCATGCCAATGTGATGCAAGCCTGAGAAATAGTAGTGCTATATCAGCTACTTAACCAGCTATACTCAGTACATCTCAGCCCACTATCACACACACATCGCGCAGCATTAGCTCAATGAAATCAGGCACTTATGACTATAGCTGGCGTCTACTCTATGTCTCAAATAGCACGCATGCCGCCAGCTATAGCGTCGAGTGCGTGTGATGGAGTGAAGCAGCGCAATGGGGGGCGATGCCGCCTCGCAGCTTGCGTAGTTGTATAGCTGCTCAACACAACTCAGCCTGTGGATAAGTGCCAGATATTCCATAACTCGTGCACGTTGTGTTCTAATTCGCATAGCCCGCATTCTCGCAGCGCTGCTCACTGGTAAGCTGTAGCGTGGCAGCTACCTAGCATCATCTTGTCGCTAGAAACGCATCAGCGGCGTTATTCATATTATTGATAGATCATGATTGTGCAGTGCACAAGTGTATTCTGCTTTAGTACAACCAATGCTGCCGCACGTTGATTGCACCCTGACAGCGCGCTGCCGATCGCCGGCGAGCGCTTAGCACTAGGCCAAACGAGTGTGCGTGCCAATAGTTTCAGTCTTACTAAACTAGCAGCAGCGCGTGCAGTAGCTGATTGATGCGTGCCTGCTAGTTGCGTGCTGCTGAGTGCAGCGAGACAGCAGTCCCCGGCCGAAAGCAAAACGGTACTTCCTTCCTTGCTGTTCTGTCTGCAAGTGAGCGCTATCGCAAGCCCCTAGCTGTGTGAAATAACTTGCCGCTGTAATAGGTAAGAACCAAACGAGTGCATGTTTGTAGTACTTAGGTGTGTATGAGCTATATAATAATAAGCAAAAAAAGCGCCCATGCTTGTCGCTCGTATTAATGAGCTAAAGCACAGGCGCAAGTTATGACAACACAACATGTAGATTGTAGCACATGTACAATCACATGCAAGTATAGTATATATCAGCGCGGAAGCAGCGCGGAAAAGGACCGGCCCTTCGGGCCGGAAGTATACTGAGTATAGCTGTGTAAGTCATTGACAATTCCCGGCTTTTGTGATAGACGCGAAGATAAGGCAATCCTTGCACAATGTAGGAGGATGACATCATGCCAGCATGGGCAGGTGGTTGGGATCACGTATTCGGTGAACCACACGCACTGACGAAGCAAGCTAACGCCACGATGCGTAGTGTAGCACGCCTCACTGCGTCATATGGTGGTCAAGCATTCGGTGAGATTGGCCGTGCGCTTGCTAACGGCGTGGGTGCTAATGCTGAGTACACCGTCGCTCAAGTGCAAGCACGTCAGCATAACAACATGGACATGGGTGGCAAGATACCCATCGTGCCTTATGCTATCGTGCCGCTGCATGCTACTACTATCCTTGAGAAGGAGGCGTTCCAAGCACAGATGACGCCCTACTTCATGCCGATGCCCAATCCTGCTACACCTACTGTAGCGACAAGCGGCTATCCTGTTGAGAAGAGCGGCAACAGCGGCGGTGGCATCTTAGGTACTGTCAACAAATCGTAGTATGGCTGAAGAAGACGCAGAGTGGCAGGACGACGCTGCTGCTGAGCTAGTCGCTAGCAAGCGGCAACCTCAAAGCGTACCACTACCACCACGTGATCCTCGCAAAGATCGCAGTGGTCTTGAGCGGTGGATGGACATAATACAAGACGAGGTGCATCGCAAGCGTGAACTTGAATTACACGCAATGCCTATGGCACCTGCACCTCCACCGCCTGACACATTTGATCAACGCTTCGACCCTGCAGGTGCTAACTTCGATGAAATGAAGCAGCGTCTGCAATACGGTGAAGAGCTACGCCGTCAAGGTGTCCCATCATATGCACTGCCGCGTCAAGGTTACAGTGAGTATGAGAGTGCACCAGTCTATCGTCCTCCCGGTGGTAGTGACTACTACGGACAAGGTGATCTACAAGACTTCATCAATAAACAGACGAATAAATCACTATCGCCTATAGATGAAGATACGCTGATGATGCTTCAAGCGTTGCAGAAAAGTAGACGGCAGTTTAACATATAGGACAACGCTAATGCAAATCTCTGATCTGTCAGGCGATCAGCAGCAAGAGCTAGCGATGCAGCAAGGTGCTGTAACACCTGAAGACATGAAGATGGTCTTGGGTATGTTAGCACAAAATCCCGAGGCGCTAGCTGTAGCACTGCAGCAGATGGGTGTTGAAGTGACACCTGACGAGATACAGAACGTAGCAGATTGGATGGATCAGAATGCAGCGAGTAGCGCTGGCATGCCCACTGAAGGCGAGCAAGCAGGGGGTGATGTCAGTGCAGCGGCGGATGTTGATGACAGCGGCGCTCCTCCCGACACAGCATCCGCCGCACCTATGCCTGATGATGAAGCAGCTGAAGGTGAAACAATCGTACCAGCAGGAACGCAAGAAGGAGAAGCTGACATGCCGCGTGGTGGTCCTCCGATGCCTACACAAGACATGGACGACGTAGTGAGTGCATCACTGATGAAGGGTGCACCCGGTCCTGCTCCTACGATGAAAGGCAGTGCCAACTTCAGTAAGATGAAAGGTCCAGCAGGGCTGAAGCAGCCACGCAGTGGCGCTCCTAGCAAGGGGCAAGAAGCCAACATCATGGCGCTCATGCAGAAGAAGAGCAAGTCACGGTAGCTATGACAGACTTACCACTCGCCAATGGTCTTATCATTGATACTAACACGGGTCAGGCAATACTGCCAACTTCGTCGCCTGAAGCCGTTATTCAACAACAAACTAAACGGCACAAGCAGACTACACAAGCTGCAACAGTCCGTGGACGTGATCGTAATAATCGTGCTGTGCGGCGCGGTCTTGTCGATCTGCCTGCTGATAGCAAAGCTGTTACTACTGCTGGTGTCGTCTGGTTATACTACACTCTTGGCATTAACGATGCTGAGATAGCTGATGCTACTGGCTTGAAGTTGTCTCAAGTAGACATGATCAAGGGCTTGCAGCTATTCCAACAGCTGGACATCTTGATCAAAGACAACCTCGCCACGCTCACTGCAGATGATGTGCAGAAGCGCATTGACGCTATGAGTGGTAAAGCACTCGACGGTCTAGAAGACTTGCTGGAAGACGAAGATACACGCCCAGCTACTAAGTCTCGTATCCTGATGAACATGCTCGACCGCGGAGGCTTCTCACCTAAGCAAGTGCTAGAGCATCGTCACTCTCTTGAAGGTGGGCTGACTATCCGTCACATCAGAGAAGTAGCTAAGCCTAAGCAGATGCCTACCATCGACGTTGATGCTAAGGACATCACCGTTCACATTGTGAAGGAAGACAGCAATGGCAATCGTACCTAACAAAGACGGCATGGGCATCAAAGCTAACGGACATCCTACTGGTCCTGTTGATGTGAGCTACTGCACGCCTACCACCTTCGCAGCAGGTGTACCGAGTACAGCTGGCTACGCTAGCGAACTGCGTGCAGACAGCGCAACTGGCGACGTGTATCGCAACATCGGTGGCACGAAGTGGATCGACTTGTAGTAGGCGCAGGCATCATCGCTGTAGGTGCTGTAGTAGGCATGGCCGTTGCAGTGATCATGATTGCTATCTTCATTGCTGCGTCACCTTGCAACGTCGGTGCAGACGCATTGAGGTGCTAAGTGGCTGTACGTGTTAAGCCTGTACATGTAGCTGAACGTCCTGAGTTGCTGCTTAAAGAAGGCAGCTTGCAAGATCGCTTTCTGCAATCAACTGCTAAGGTGCAGATATACGGCGGAGGGTTTGGCAATGGCAAGACAACAGCAGCCGTCATCAAAGCCTTGCAACTTGCAGACAAGTATCCCGGTTCAACTGGACTTATTTCACGATCTACCTATCCAAAGCTCAACGATACTATTCGGAAAGAGTTCATCAAGTGGTGTCCTCCAAAGTGGATCGTCTCCTTCAGCGTTGGGCAAAACGGAGACAACATCTGTCACCTCAAGAATGGGACTTCGATCTACTTCAGATACATAGCGCAACAGGGGACGAAGACGGAGAGCAGTTCTTCCAACCTTCTAAGCGCAACATTCGATTGGGTCATAGTAGATCAAGTAGAAGACCCAGAGATAACACATAAGGACTTCCTTGACTTGTTTGGTCGCTTGCGTGGTCGTGCTAGATATGTAGGTGAAGATGCTAACATGCCCATCACCGGCCCACGCTGGATGATGTTGACATGCAATCCTACTGGCAACTGGGTGTTCACTAAGTTAGTACGACCACTGCAGATATACAACAACACAGGGATGATCACTGACGAGCTGATCTGCGTGCGTGATGTCAATCGCCAGCCAGTGTTAGATGAAGCTGGCAAGCCGCAGTTGTTGATCGAAGTGATAGAAGGTAGCACGTATGAACTACGTCATGTGCATGAGGCAGAGGGTGGTGACTTCATTGCCACTCTTGAAACGATGTACAGCGGTCAACAGCGTGATCGCTTCTTGCTCGGCAGATGGGTGGCCTATGAAGGACTTGTATATCCTCAGTTTGACAACTCCGTACACCTACTGCAGGAAGGTAATATCAGAGCGCTCCTCGACGGATACTTAGAGACACACTACCAGCCTAACTGGATCGAGGCATATGACTATGGTCAAGCGCAGCCTAGCTGCTACACGCTTGCGTTCGTATCTCCTGAGAAGCACGTCATCATATGCGATGGCTTCTATCGCAAAGAGTTCTCGCTTGAGGAACAGATACATCACATCAAGCGCATCCGTCGCGAGTGGGAGTTTGAACCAGAAGAGATGCACAAGTGCATCGCCGATCCGTCAATCTTTGGCAGGAGAACAGTAGGCAAGCGCACGATAGGCAAGACTATCGCAGATATGTTCAAAGAAGACGGCATCTACATGCGGCGAGGTAACAATGACATCGCCAATGGTGTGGTTAAGGTGGGCAGTTATCTCAATATCAATCATCAGCTTCTGCATCCCATTAACCGTGTTGCTGGCTCACCTCGTTTATTCGTTAACGCTAAACTTGATTGGTGGATAGATGAAGTGACTGGCTACTTCTGGCAGCAGTCAACGAGCGGTGAACGTATAGACAAGCCGATGGACCGCAATGACCATGCAATGGATAATGTTCGCTACTTACTTAGCGATATGCCTGACATTGGCAAGTATAACATTGCTCCTGCTAATCGCGTACCAAGCTATATGATATGGCAGGAACGCGATCACGAAACAGAGAACCCACGCAGGCACAGATATGGCTGAAGAGTATGAAACAGGCGAAGAATACAACCGCCGCGCTACGGATGCTACGTCGCAGGATGACGCAGCGTTCAACAGCTATAGCGGCATCATGTCTCCTGATGCTCCTCCTGTTGATGATGCTCCTATATACCGTGTGATAGGTGAGAGCAAGATACCAGTAAGCAAGCATCGCGGCCCACTGTGGAGATCACGCTATGATCAAGGCCGCGCTGCAATGTCTAAGAACGTGGATGCATGGAACGAAGCCTATCGCTACTACAGACACGATCACACACGACAAGGTGCAGGCAGCAAACAAGGTGCAGACAACGACATCCCCGGTAAGTCACTTGCAGGCAACTTCGATAGCACTGAGAACATCGTCTTCGCTAACGTCAGTGCACTCGTCCCACTACTATTCACAAAGAACCCTGATGCGGAGTTTACGTGCGAAGACAAAGAAGACCAAGAGCGCGCAAGAGTGATAGAGAAGCTAGTCAACGTGCTAGCTGCGAAGAAGACTACTCCCGGCCTCAACTTGAAGCGCAAGGTGAAGCGCAACATCGTAAGCACGTCGCTCACGAACCTCGGCTGGTTCGAGGTTGGATATACACTGCGCGAACAAAGCAGCGAAGCAGCGCTTGAAGAGATACAGAAGCTCAGTGAACAGCTTGAAGCCGCAAAGAGCCAGAAGGACATCAAAGAAATCGAGGGCAAGCTACTTGCACTGGAAGAAACCATCGACATGCTCACACCTAGTGGACCGTGGTGCAAGGTGCGCCGTCCTGATCAAATCATTGTTGATCCTACAGCTACTGACCTTGATCTTAGTGGTCCTTGCAATTGGGTGATGATTGAAGACCTCATGTATACTGCATTACTACGCGCTCGTTATGGACGGAAAAAGCCGGACAGCGACGAATGGGAGTCTGTATTTTCACCAACCAACGTCATCAAGGCAGGTGTCAGCCCAGACCAAGGTGAACGTGGTCAGACAGACAACTTCCAACTATTTAGCTATTCAACTTCCGAGTACAGCAAGTACGGATACGCAGATCAACGCAGCTTC